ATCTTGGAGTGCACCACCAGCAGGCCGAACTTACCGGAGAAATCGCCCAGGGCACTCTGCTGCACGTCGATCAGCTGGTTTGCGGTCACGCCGCCGGTCTTGACGGTCAGAGAGTGGTTCTCCAGGCCGGTAACGCCCAGGGCGGCGTTGACCAGCTTGACCAGCAGGCCCTGCTTGTACATGCGCCAGTAGCGGCCAGTGTTGCGGGCCACGGCAGCCATGGGGTCAGCCGCAGTCAGCTCACGGGTCAGCTCAGCAGCTTTCCAGGCCTTCATGCGGTCGATACGAATCCAGCTCTGCTTGCCGCCGGAGATCTCGGTGGGCACGTTGTCGTTCACGCCGTCGCGCACCAGAGGAGCGTCCTGGTCGGGGTCGAGGGGGTTATAAAAGCGGATGGTACCCTGCACGCCGCCGTTGTCCAGGGCGGAGGCCATGCTCTGGTCGTTGGCCAGAATGCCGGATGCAAGGATGGAATCGGAGAAGGTGGCCTCCTGATCTACGAAGCCCTGATAGACCTCGGGGTCAAACGGGAAGCCGCCAAAAGTGCCGGTGATAGGCATATCTCATTACCTCGTTAGTGTCGTGCAGCCCTCACCAGTGTGGAGAGCTGCTGGAAAAGTGCCGGGTTACGGGTGCGCAGGGCCATGCGCTCGGCACCGGTCATCTGGAGAAACTCCCTTGCAGGGTGGGCTGTGCACTGCCACCCTGGCTGCGGGGCTTCGGGACGATGATCGGGTTGCCCTGGGGCTCGTTGCCTGGCTGCGGTTCGGAGCCGCCATCCTGCGGGGCGGGGGAGCCCTGCTGGAAGAGGTATGGCTTGCGGGATTTGAGATCAGCGAATGCCTGTTTGACATCCTCCGCCTGATTCTTGCTCTCACGCAGTGTAGCTCTGTCCGGCAGCAGCTGGATCACGTCCGCCTCATCCAGAGCGCCTGCCTCCCGGGCAGCGCTGCGCAGCACGTTGTTGAATGCGTACTCGGCAGCCTGGGTGTTCAGCTGGTTCGTCAGGTTGGTGATCTGACTGCGCAGGTCGTTGACATCCACGCCCTCAAAGGCGGCCAGTCCCTGCTGAGCGGTGGCCAGCTGCGCCTGCAGGCCCTGTACAGTGGCCTGGTAGGTGGCTGCGTCCTGCCCGTGCAGGCGCATGATCTCGTTGATCTGCTCCTCGGTCAGACCCTCGATGGCTCTCAAATCCTCACGTTTCATGGTTTTACCTCCCGGAGGGCGTACAGCAGATGTTTCGCGCTGCCGGTCGCGGTGCCCTCTGCGCCGCTTGTACACCGGGCGCGTGGTGTAATCTGGTGTTATCGTATCACAAACCTGGGGCCTAAAACGTTACGACTTGAACGCTGCATACCTGAAACAAAGCATACAGAAATTCCTATAAACCCTACGCGGGCGGGCATCAAGCGTGCCCTCGCGTGTGTGTATTCTTATTTTCTTCTAATAAGGGTCTTTATATAAGGCTTGAGTAGACATTGTATGTTTTGGCCTGAAAACCCGCATGAACACTCACTTTTTCGTGACTACAAAGTTTGTATTGCACTGAATGTTGCGAACAACTAGAATTTTGTTGCAACTGTATGCAAGCAAAATGCCCCGCGCTGAAGAGGACAATCCTCCCGGCGCGGGGCATTTTGTAGTGTAGCGGTCAATCCTCGTCCGGTGCGAGGATAAGCTGGGAGCCGTCCGGGAGGATGAATGCCAGCTTTGCGCCGCAGAGGGCGGCTGCCTTGGCGAGGTCTCTAGCCGACCAGCTGTCCCGTCTCAGCTTGTTGTTCATGGCCTGCGGGGTGGTCATCCCGAAAGCGGCGGCGAAGGTGTTCTGGTCGGTCTCGGTCAGCTCCAGAAGAGCCTTTACTCGGCTTGATGTGGTCATCTTGGGTCACTCCTTTCTGCCACAAGAATATGACTTGCCGGGGCAAAAGTCAACAACAAAAAGAAATTAAAAAATAAATCAAAAACAACTTGACTTTGTGCTTGCGCAGAGGTAACATACAGCCACCGGAAGGGTTCTGGAGTAAAAAATAACGGAGGAAAACGAAAAAATGAGACGTGATGATTGGACATCCGCAGCGGCGCTGTATGACGGCGGCTGGCGGGCAGAAGACCGGGACGAGCTTGTAGCGGAGTACGACCTCTCCGAAGAAGAGGCAGACGCAATCTGCGAGGATCTCCGCAGGATGGACGAGAAGGAGGTATAAGTCATGGCGAAGTATATTGATTGGCAAACCTGCGAAGCGGCTCTCGATGAGCTTCAAACCGATCTCTGGGAGAAGGCTCCAGTGTGTTTCCGCGGCGTTCTCCAGCTGTCTTTGAACAAGGAGGGAGAAGATCCGCCGGTAGAGGCTGTCCTCAGCCTGAGGAAACGCTCTCTGGATCGCGTATTCACCGCCGAGGAAGCTGCGGAGCTGGCAGACTATATCAAGCTCGGTGCTGAAATGGCAAAGAGTTTCAAGTATAACGGCTATCTGTATAGCTGGTCTGTACGAAATATCGAGGAGGATTGAACCATGAAGAAAGATGAACTGCGCCGCCACCTGGGCACCGTAACCCTCGGGCTGGATACTCAGTGGGGCCTCATGCACCGGCAGGACTTGGACGACAGCACTCGGGTGGCTGCCGCTGGGCAGTATCAGGGGATGCTCTTCACCATCACTGCTCTGGGCGGTGATTGGCTGCGGGATGACAACAACAAGCATCGGGTGTTCCTGATGGGCGAATCTAGCCGGGACACCGACGAGTACAACAGCAAGGAGGACTGAACTATGAAGTTTTATTACAAGGGGCAGCTGGTGCGTACCAGCAAGACGCACACCTACAACTGGGCGATCCTCGAAGAGAAGGGCGACGGCACCTTGAAGGTCTACGGCTGCCGGGCTGAACGGGCAGCGGCTGACACCGAGCTGACGCAGGTCATTCGCCGGGGGCATCCCTATGCGCGGGTCGTCCCCCTGGATACCGAGCCGAACCCTCCGGTGCTGACCTTCGACCAGTTCATGGCACTGGCCCGCGAGAATTACGGTAAGGGCGGCGACGGCTACGTCGAGTGCTGGGACGACCGCACCTTCGCATATTTCGTGAAGGAGTTCGGGCCGATCACGAGGGCCAGCGCGCTGGATGCTTTTGCACAGGCGCTGGATCAGGAGAACGAAGAGCGGGCAATCCGCAATGCTGCTGCGAAGGGAGAATGGTAACCATGAAGAAGCTGAACATCACTTACGATACGTCGAAAATGGAAAACGACGAGTGGATCACTGGGGAGACCTGCTACACGGTCGAACTCGAGGACGAGGTGGCCGATCGGGTGTTGAATCGCAGCAAACCGTCCAAAGTGACGGTGACTCTGATCGAGAAACTGCTGACCCTGCGGGAGCGCCTGCTGTGCCGTGCCTACATTCAGGGCAGCATCAAACACTATGAACTGGTAAAGGAGGGCTGATCTATGAAGAAGGTCAACTGGAAGGAGTACGGCGAAGCGCTGGATGCACTTCAGGCGCAGTTCTCTGCGGAGGACGGCATCCAGATCCACAACTGCAACTTTGCTCGGCAGGGTACCCCGGTGAAGATGGGTGTCCAGTGGGCCTCCCTCGGAA